AGTATTATTATTTTTAGGAAATACTATATTTGTAGGAAATTGAAAAACATAATCGTTTTCTAAAATTAAAGTTGTACTGTAAACTGTTCCAGGATGCCATCCTGTTGTTCCTGTAAATCCTGTTATTATCGCCGGAGTATGAATATAAAATACTCCAGCTTCTGTTAAATCTAATGTTATTCCTACTGGACTTGAAATAGGAATTGTTTTTATTTTAGATTTCGAAAGAGTTCTACTGTTTAAACTAAAATACGCATCTTTAGTTGTTCCACTTGGTTGAGAAACATAACCTAATGTAAATCCGTTGTCTAATGTTATTCCCCTCGTTTGTGAATGAGAAATCCAATACAATAACTCGTTTTGACCAAATCCACTAGAACCAGCAGATATTTGAGTTGTGTCTATGTATATGTAATTAGAGTCCGAGCCTACAGTTAATCCTGATCCGGATATTCCAAAAGAACGGAAAACAAAAGTGCCACCGGAAATTCCTGTAAATAAAGAAAGATTTCCGGTTGTTGCGCCGATTACCCCACTACTGTCAGAATAACTGGTTCCATGATATTCGCCAATATAAAACGTTGATCCTGCCAAACTACCAACATTGATATTAAATTGTTTTTGATTATTATCACGAATTTTAACGGGCCATGAGAGAGTATCAAAATAGAATAAAGCTTCCCATGCTTTATAATAGTCGTATGTACTACCCCAACCTTCATTACCAAATAGTTTTTGAAAAGATGATCCTGCTCCTCCACCAATATCAAATTGCAAAGAATCTAACCATGTTCCTTTGGATCCAGTTGCTTCATTGCACCCTGTCGCATTTATTCCTGTATTTCCTGTTGGGCCTATAGGACCTTCTGGGCCACTAGGACCTGTAAATCCTCTTACTGATATTGAACTAGATCCGATGATACTCATTGCATTATTTAGATTACTTTATATTAATTAACTGGGACAATTATCGCAAGTTTGATTAAAGCCTAAGAATATTCCATTTAAATTTTTGCACTCTTGTGGAGTCTTATATCCACATCCGGAAGGATATTGACAACAAGGACCTATAAAATAATCACAACAATCTGTTCCGCTGCCACCACCACCACCACCACCACCATCATCACACGGATTTGAGGTACAGGATGTGTTCTCTCCCTTAAAAACACCACCAGCACTTTGACATTGAAGAAGCGTTTTGATACTACAACCAGTTCCCTGGCAACACGCACCAGTGGGATTTGGATTAGAACCAGTTTGTTTAATTGTTATTATTTTAGTAATATTGTTTTGTCTTACCGTGATATCGCCTTGTCTAAACTGTCCATTTGAATTATCCTGTACAGTGACTGTTATTGAATTAACAGTTCCCTGGTCAGGATTTATACTGAACCAGTCGACATCTTTTTGGGCTGTCCAATTACACAAAAGAGTTTCATTGTGTATAGTAACGGATCGAGATTGTTGAGTATTACTGAAGTTTTCTGTTATTGGTGTGTTGTTTATTTGTTTACAGGACGGACACAGACTGGAACATGTACCCTGAGCCCATTCTCCTCCAGACAAACAACACTGAGTCTTTGGAACACTTTCTTTACATGCTCCATTTGTTTTACAACAACCAGTAGTTCCATCGTATTTGCACGTATCACAATTATACGGCTTTTTATCATTGTAAACATTATCAATTCGTCTATTTTTATTCCCTGAATAGCAAAGATTGTGAGAGGCTATGACAGGATATTTTGGAGTCCACGAAGGTAACCAATAATTTCTTAACCAATATGGAATACTAGGCCATTGTTGAGTATATGGATTAAATCCATCCGAAGACGAAAAATCAGAATACGGAGAACCTAATACAACTGTCTCACTAGGAGTTGTTAGCCAATCTTCTATCAAGAATGGATAAGTATTTCCTTCTGTTATGGCATATATTTCACTTTGAAAATAATCGTAACCAGAAGGATAACTAAATCTTCTATTGAAATTTCTATTTGTTTTATTTTGTTCTGATGTATAATGTACCGGTATTGGATCTCCTATTGTTGCATTATAATCAGAACGGAAAATAAAAGCTCCAGATGATCTATATGGAGATATTGTTTTTGCTAATGTGTTATAGGTATTTGCAATTAAATTATTATTTTTTGATTCATACCAGGAGACATACGGTAAAGACTTCATATAAAATATTGATTGATCTGGAGACCTACCCCATCCAGCCACTTGACACGGACTCCAAGTAATATCTATTGGATTATTACAATGAGCGTAGTTTTCCGTCTTTTGTTCAAGATCATCTCCTGAGAATAACGCTTCAACTGCTCCTATTCTAATCGGTGTGTCATTACATTTACAACATGGGGCCATTATATTATTTATCCTATTGGTTGAACTATTATTGGAATCCCCGGATCAGGATTCCAGCAGAATCCTTTAACTGTTAGATCGTTAGGGTTTGGTCCAAAGCTCAGCGCTACGTAAGCGTAATGTGGGGTTCGATAATTTCCTCCCCAGACGTTGAAACCTATCTGCACTGGCTGAAGTCTGACTCCATAGTAACCTGTATTAACTCCTGCTGGCCACTGACCGGGTATATTTCCAATCGTGCATTGCTGCCGAACCCGACCGCTTGGCCCACCGAACATTCCCCAACATTGTTCGTTCTCTTCATTACAATTAAAGGAACATACTGGTCCTTCACAATTCGCGTTGTACCACTTGTTGACTGTAGTCTGGTCATTACGATATTCACCGACCTGGGTACCGACAGGGAGGTTGGTGCGGTTCCATACAGAATACCCGCAGCAGTTCTCTGGTTCGCCTGATGGTTGACATCCATATGGTTGACAACATGGGAAAACCTCATCGGGGCCTGTTACCCCTGGGGTTTTCATGTGGCCGTGCAGCCCCGCAAGCACCCCGGGGTCGATCGCTGACGGGGCATTGCCCCTAGATTGGCTCAAAACAAATTGACTCACATACTTAAACGCTGGGGGGAATTGTTGTCCCGTGATCGGGGAGGGGGGACATCCGATTGTCACACCAACAGCTAATTGATTGTAGACGGAGGTATTAGCGTTCACACCAGCTACGCTATTAGCATTGAAGATCAGACCGTTGGGTATATCAATGTGAGTTCTTAGACCTGTAAAGTATTGATCAACAAAACTGCCTGTGGGGGGGACTGGATGATTGCATTCTTTGCATATGATCTCGCATATTGGAATCTCAGGCAACTCATAACATTTTTCTTGACATGGAGTTTCCATACAAACTTTCCAGACTCCTGGTTGCACTTGCGCGTCGTCGAAAAAAACTACCATCACGGGGTCATCTCCGTGTGCCCCCTCTACTTTTATTATAAAATTATCGGCTAATATTGGAGCAGCGCCTTCTTTTTGTAATGATACTTTATTGATTCCTAACTTTTTCGAAATATTCGTTCCACTGATTATTAGCTGTTGAAACACATTATTTTCGTTAGAGGTAGGAGATGCACATATCCATGGTCTTTGCACCTTTCCTGTAAGAGCGGGCTCACCATGTCCATCGAAATAATAATAATACCAAGTTGCACCATGCATCTCAGTAGAGTTCAAAGTGAGTGGAGTATAAGCACTTGGAATAATAAAATCTTTACAAGGTGGGTTTATTAATTTAATATCTACCGGTATATCTTGATCTTCAACGTCAAATTGAAGTGGTGTTTTTACCGTTAAAATTTGGTTCTCGTAATCCTCAGAATCAGCAACACCCACAATAGTACCGGGCTTATTACTAAAATATACATTTGTTACTCTATCAAGATTTTTACCTTTAATTTTAACAATAGTTGCAGTATCCGAACACCAAGGTCCTTCTGGTGGGAATGCCTTGTAATTCGTTGGTGGACCCGTAAAGGGTACTACGTCTAAACAGTCATGCCATGGCAAAAAATCACCCTCATATAATTTAACAAATTTTTTAGTAATTTGATCTAAACGATCCGTCCAAGACAATACTGCATTCAACGTATTGGCATCGATCCAATCCCAACTGGCAGATTCAGCATCATTATCAAATGTTTTTGCATGAGCCAATGCGTCTAAGACGTAAACATAAGGCATATCAGGTCTACCGTCTGTTTTTGTGTTCCATATAGGATGATTAGAATCACCAAATTCTATTTCCTCTTTGAAACATGAAGTAAATCCTGATAGAGAAGAAGTCATACATGCCAATGGATTGATAATATAATTATTTTCTGTTTGTCCACCGCTGCCGGATCCACCGCCGTCGAGTCCACCGCCACCACTCTCAACCGGCGGATTACAAAATCTACAAACGTCGTTATCGTAATCTGGTATTTTAACGTGACTTCCATTCTCCAAAGTAAATCCGTAATAGTGTATAGTATCCATCTCGTTAAATGTTAATAAACGAGTTCGCACATCCTCTTTAACAGGATCTAAGATAGAATGTGGTGTAACTGTATCAGTATTTATCAATGGCACAGTTCTATACTCATTTGTGGTGGATATCATGAATAACCATCGTGCCTGTTCTCTTCTATTTTCCCATACTTGTCTTCCAACTTCATGAATCTGTGAATCACTAATTTTAAGTAAGTCTTCATCGTATTGTGGTTCGTAGTGAGCAAGAGTAACTAAAGCAAAATCACTACTTAACGAGACTTGTTTATAATACAAGGAAGTTGGTACTTGATTAGAATCACACTCCTCCATAAAAGTTTGTCCCATAAATCCAGACCATTCTCTGCCGTCACATTGCTGGTTAGTATATGTAAACCCTTCACAATTTGTATATCCTCTGGTAAATGCCTCAGGGTACAATTGATGTGCGAATTTCCACAGTATTAAATCTGGACGAATACCGTATGCCTGTTTTTGTGCAGTTCCTCCGTTTAATTGCCATGTTATTCCGTTTAATTCAGAAGAAGGATCGTCTTTCAAATAGTATAAATTCATTCCAAAACTTCTGTACGGATTTTTCTTTGTGTTTGACCATAAAGTGGCAAATACATCACCTGCTGTTGTCGACGCACTAGAAATATAATACGGAATATTGAATTCGTTAAAAGAAAATGGAGATTTATAATTTCTTGCAGATATTCTTATTTTTTTATCATCTCGTAATAATCCGTTATCATATACAATCTGACCGTTAATTGGCCAAAAAAATAAACTAGAATAATCCGGTTCGTTTAGTCCAGTGCTACCTTTGAACGTGTATTCATCAATCAGATTGTCCATAAGATTAGCTGCATTAGAATGAATAATAGTACCGTACTTCGAACCAACAGCAACCTGTAAATAGTCACCAGGTGCTGAAACACTATTAGGATCTTGCCATTCTAATATTATTCGCTTGTTTGGCTGGTTTTCCACACCCACTGCGCTTGGATATAATACCGTATCCGGTTCCTGAACAATGCCGAGGCCTCGATTATTTACAACATACCATCCATCTGGTCCTAATGATCGTATTGGGTTAGATCCAATATTTTTATTAAATAAATTTGGTTCACCTAACCATGCTTGTTTGGGCACTATTTGAGAGTTATCTCCATCACTAATTAAGTTAGGAGAAAAAAGATCAGCAAGATTCCATCCTCCTAATTGAACAGTAATTGTGTCGTCACATGGAGGCGGAGGTCCAAGTTTCACAGCCCATTTATAAGGTAAATCAGAACATTTTTGAGGACACTTTATAAATACCGTAGACGGATCAGGACCTGGACATTCTCCTGGACACCATGGTACCAGTGTACCTGGCATAAAAGGATATACTTCTTTTACGTTTGCTTGTGGCTCATCTTCTAAATCCGGAGAAACATAATGATATAAATCTCCAGGAGGTCCTGATACTCCTATGGGAGGAATATAGTTAAAGGTATTTCCTCCTCCTCCTCCAGCAACACACGGAAAGCACATCTCGCACGATTCCCACCAATACGGACAAAAACCCCCACATTGTACGGTATCATCTCCACAACACCTGCCGAAATGCATGGAACAAGGATCCCCAGGCACAGGTGGCGGTGGCGGTCCACCACCAGCGCATGCTAAAACATCTTGAACGGTACACAAATTACATGGACAGGGTACACCATTTCCCTCTAATATTTTACACAAGCATGCTAGAAGACTGTGTGGAAATGCATCAGGCCCTACGATTGATCCATAACAGTAACCATGAACTTCAGGACCGCCTATACCCATTTTAACAAGTCTCCCCGAACCAGACAGCTCCTGGATAATTTAACAAACAATTGTATTCTGATTCTGGAATACAACGACCCTTAAAACAACATTTTCCAATCAAACAACTAAAACACATATCAGGAAGATCCGAACATCTGTTTAATATTCCCTCGTATATGTTGCATTTGACGTTTCCTACAACTCCCATCCATTCAAGACACTCTACAGGCCAGGTATTTATACAAGTTATTCCATTTGTATCGTAATCGTACAGACAACAAGCTGTCTGAAATTCTAATAATTCATCTCTTTCTTTACACGGTTCATCGTCCCATGTTCCACCAATAGAGTCACAATACGTTTTAGAAACAAAGTCTACACATTTTTTACGAGGATCCGGTATACTGGCAATAAAACAAGATCCCATCGTAGGACCAGAACCCGTAATTAAATTTGCAGTTTTTCCTGGACTGTAATCTTGAAGCAAAAACGGAATTCTTAGATTTTTATTATCTCCTACTATATTTAATACTGGTTGTATAGATTTAGTGATACCTTCTGTTCCTAATTGGTTCACTAATGTAATTGCATTTGCGTAGGATGAACCCACTGGGGCCCCAGTGTTTCCCATCAAAACAGAATTAGGAATAAAAGTATCAAGTGAGTTTGTCACGCCTCCCGTTGCGGTAATCCAATTATCGTTGTAATAAGTGGAACCGTCCCAACCAAACGGATAAATTTCTCTTGTATTTTTAGAAGTATAACTAAGTAGTCCAAGATTTTTATTCCATTGAGCACCAGATGTTCCTCTAAGAACAAGTTTATCATTTTCTGAAGTATCAACAAATACCAATTGACCTGGCAACCCTGATCCAGATAATTCGTCTATTACTTCATTCAAAGATAATATTATGCCACCAGAAGTCTCAGTTGCATTTATACCAGTCAAAGTTATTCCGTAAAATTCTGGATAACTATTCGCTTCTAATTGAGTAGGAGAAGCTGCCTGATACTCACGAGTGGCTTTAGAATATTCTTCTGGTGTGCTTGTTTTAAATATAAGTTGACCGTTTGTTGTTGTTCCCTTTAACGTATAGTATGAATCATTTATGAAGGGTGCTCCATTTGCTGGAACAATTAACTTTGCAGCGGTTCCACCGTGTACTACTGCTAAAGTAAATCCATCGTTAAAATTTAAGATGAATAAATACTTTTGCTCATGCAAAAGATACTCAGATTGGAATCCAAAAGTTCCACCAGATATTTGTCTTCCCGTGACACCAGGAAAACATAAACCGTCTGGTCCAGTAGGTCCAGTAGGTCCAGTAGGTCCAGTAGGTCCAATTGGACCTAGATCTCCTCGAACTTCTAGTCGTATTCGTGCAGATGAACTTCCTTTATTAATACTCATTCTGGATTAATCTCCCAAAGACTAGAGTATTTAGTTTTAATTAAAGTTTTTCCATCACATCGTATCATTCGAATTGGTCTAATTTTTGCTGTTTCTAGACGATTGATTTTTTTGAATTTACGATTAGAAAAATTACCAATCCATGCTTGACTTCCACCAGATATTGTAGACCCAGACCAAATTCCTTCTGTGGGATAATTAAATGCACCAGTTGAAGTCCAATATGAATCCGTTAATGGTGTCACTCCAGCGGAAACAAGAATTTCATTGAATGAATGATTTTGTGTTTGATTCATGATGTAAGCTAGTTCGTTATGACTAGGAATAAACCATGGACTTACATTTACTTTATTTGAAACTCTAGATACGCCTTTTGCTAAAAGTTCTGTTAATAAAACTCCAGAGAAAAATCCAGGACGAGTAAATAAATCTTCCATTGATTTATAAAGATTGTTTATTTCTATAATTGCCTCGGCAGCACTAGTCATACTGGAATTCCATTGAGAAGAATTTGCATACAAAGACTTACTTAATCCTTGATGATTTATTCCGTATTTACTAAACAAATAGGCATTAACTGATCTAACAGTATTGTATATGCCCCAATCAGAAGACCATCTTCCGTTTATTCCTTGAGTTGCCTTTTGTATTGCTCGTCTGAAAGGATTGTCTCCGTCTTCTCTTTTTTGACAAAACAAATTATGATTATTTGATATAATTTCAGAATTTTCATCATCTGTTAAACTAGAATTTTTTATGTATCCTTCATTAAAAGAAATTAAATCTGTTGCATTATTTTCTAATATTTTTCCTATTTCATTGTATAAAGGACCCCAATCGTTTCCTCCTCTGCTCCAAGTAAAACGAGTGCTGTCTTTTGAAGTCGTAAGATCACTTGGCGCAAGTATCATTAAATAAGAATCATTAGAGTCGCAAACATTTGAATAATCTATACCGTATCCGTTTCCGTCAATTCGTCCAGTATAAAGTTCAGAATTTGTTTCATTAATAGAACTCAAAGACAAATCTGTTTTAGGACCAAAGTAAGGATGTCCTAAACAACGAGATTTCCCCGGATTATATACTCCTACAACAATACCTCCTGCATAATTATCTCCTGGTCTGAGTCGTTCTTGATATATGCTGTTAAAACAATCTAATGCACCGTTGTCGCATTCAAATTCCGCACAAGTTTTAGATTTTCCAAAATATATATTTTTCTTTTCAAGACAATAACTACCAGTTATCCCGTTTTCACAACTTATTCCATCACAACACGCTCCAGTACCTCCATAACACAAACCAGTTTCACATAAAGTTCCGTTTCCTTGATAATATCTTTTTAGTAATTCACAATCTGATTTAGTAGTTTCTTTGCATAGTCCGTTTCCATCACAACATGCTCCTTTTTGTTCTACGGTTCGGAATGTGCAACGAGTATTACGACACAACACATTAGACCAAGAAGACTGATATCTAAATTGAGTAGCTAGTGCGTTACATTGAGATAAAGTAGTATCTTGACAGGGCAAAACTTGTTTTAGTTGAGGATCGTACAAACAACACGATCCAATTTCTTGATTTATTTGACCACAAGTTACTCCAGCTCGAAATACACTTCCTAGTTTTCCGTATCTGACAGCACAAGTATACGCATCGGTATTAATGCATCTTTCTCCTGTACTACCTTTCCAGATACAGGCTCCTTGTGTATTAGATTGTATGTTAGAAAATAGACTCATGACATGTTATTTATCATACTATTTCTTGAACTGTTATTGAAACATTTGGTGTAGGATTCCAACAGTATCCAACAATTTCTCGGTCGGTGGCATTTGCACCGATTCGCATCGCTACATAACCGTAGTGGGTCGTATTTGTCGCCTCGTTTTTGAACTTGACTCCGAAGTAGCCAATGGAGTTTGCTGTCCACTGGCCAACCGAAGTTCCAATGGCGGCGGCGGAGCTGATGTAGAAGAATGCCGAGGGGCCGACCACGGTACCGAGCGCGAGATTGGTGCGGAAGGTGCTTGTGCCTGCGTTAGGGTTTCGCATGATCCCTGTGCCAGCTCCTGCCAGCAGAGCCACACTGGTATCGCTCGTGCCGTAGGGATTGACATCCCACCCAGGAATGCTATTCGCCGGCGCGTTTTCGATCTCACTCGTGACGAAGTTGATGACAGTGCCCTGGAAACTCACGGGCACCCGGTGGTTCAGTATGCCACTGCATATCGAATAACAATCTGAAATATCAGATAACTGATAATATTGACTATGGCATGGAGTTTCTACATAAACTTTCCATGATCCTGATTGTACAGGAGTGTTGAATTGAGCTGTTATCAGATTTGACGTGTCGATGATAAACGATGTAGCAATTATTGAATTACCACCTATCTTCTGCAATGATACTCTGTGTATTCCTTGATCTGTAAAATTGTTTCCGGCAATATTTAATTGTCCAAAATTTCCTGAACCAACACATATTGTATTTTGCCATGTTGCACTAGTTATGGTGTAATTTGCACTGCGTGGAGTATATCGAGCATTTAAGGTTGTATCAGTACATCCGGGTTTTATTACTGTAACCGTTAATGGCAGATCCCATGTCGTAAGAGGGAATTGAACTGGTGTTATAGCTGTCAAAGACTTTCCATTAGTATGGACACTAATGTTAGTGGCAGAAAGACTAGGATCATTATTAAATATAATTTTATTTATTTCTTGGAAATTCAAACCAGTAATTGTAAAATTAACTCCAGTTGATGAACAAGCTGGTCCATTATTTGGTGCAATTGCATTAGGTTGTGGGCATGGAGTTGTATAAGTGTAGGCATTGCCTAACACATTAGACTGTTGATATGCGTTCTTGACTTGGACGCTTCGCGTTCCAGGCGAACTCGAACCAGGAACTATTGCAGTTACTGTGGTAGAATTTAAAACATCGACAGTGTCACAATTTACTCCTCCTATCAAGACTTGATTTACTCCTTCATTTTGAGTAAAGTCCTGTCCTGTTATTGTTATCGTATTTCCGCCACCCATAGGTCCCTCATTAGGACTAACTGAAGTGATCTGCAGAGGAGTTTGACTTGAAGTAAAAGTAAAATAATCGTCAGAGTCGTCGCCTTGATTATCATGTCTCTTAAACGTTAAATCGCATAGTCCTATATCAGAAACTGAAACCATAGGACTGATAAATTTTAATTGATTTCTAGTAGAGTCAGAATTACATTGAACTTCGATTTGAGGCTGGGTACTAAAGACAACACGACTTTGATTTGAAGAATTTTTAAGATACCATCCGTTAGCCTGAATAACACATCCTCCTGTATAAACACAAGATGTTGGTGAAATATCATGGAATCCGTTAATTATTTTAAGTAATGGAGGAGGCAATGTATAGGTAAAGGTTCTAGTAACTGATGTTGCACCAGTTCTATTGACTGTTAATGACAGCGGACCTTCAAATCCATCTGTTTGCACTGGAACATCGATAGTTATGCTACCAGAAGATTGATTTGTTATAACACAATCCTTATTTCCTATTTTAACAGTGCAATCATCTAAATTAGATCCTGTTATCGTAACACTAGTTGCTGGACGATCAGATTGACCACCATAATCTGGTTTACCCCATCCATTATCAGGATTAACACTGGTTATGGTTGGTTGAGGAACTGTATATGTAAATAGTATACTAGCAGAACCGGTTTGGGTGGTGACTACTATCGGTTGATTTCCGGCTGTACCAAGCGGAGTCGTTGCAGTTATTTGTGTTGAGGAGTTAACGGTGTAGGTCACAGCAACTCCTCCAACAGTAACAGAAGATACACCAACAAAATTTGTACCGGTAATTGTTATAGGTGTTCCGCCGGTAGTAGGACCACTACTAGGATTAACATTGGTTATGGTTGGTTGAGGAACTGTATATGTAAATAGTATACTAGCAGAACCGGTTTGGGTGGTGACTACTATCGGTTGATTTCCGGCTGTACCAAGCGGAGTCGTTGCAGTTATTTGTGTTGAGGAGTTAACGGTGTAGGTCACAGCAGCAACTCCTCCAACACGAACAGAACTTACATTAACAAAATTTGTACCGGTAATTATTATAGATGTTCCGCCGGTAGTAGGACCATTATTAGGATTAACATTGGTTATGGTTGGTACAGGAATTTGGGTATACTCGAAGCCTTGAGTTATTGTTGTTTCTTGAATACCATCACCATCCGCCGGCCATGGTCCTTCGGATCTTTGAACCTTAATAGGAACCGATCCAGAACTCTGAGAAGGTGGAACAACAATTTGTAATTGATTTTCTGTTGAATTGGTTACTAAAACTTCATTTCCATTTACAAAAACTTTAGTAGTTTCATCTGAATAGTATAATCTAAGTCCTGATATTGTTACAAGATGTGAATCTGTACGAAGTCCTCTATTCGGTTGTATATTATTTATTTGAGGCGCGGGTTGATAATAAATAAATTGATTTGGTAATTGCAGAGTGGATATCGATTCTCCCAGTATATCTCTTTTTCGTCTACGCCAGAATTTATATTCTCCTTTTGTTGTAATGGCAGGAAGTTTGACTTTAAAGTAAATATCATTGTATTGTTCAAATAATCTGGAGTCTGTGCATGTTATTCCGGACTCTCCTCTTTGAATTCCAGAATAATCAAAACCGCTTTGATCATTTTTGGCATCCATATATGTTCCATAGACTTTAATAACAGGAGTTTCACCAATACCAATTCCGTACGGAGCACTCAAAGTTGTATCAGAGTCTAATTTTATTGAAGAAATAATACCATCAACTTTCCAGTTAGTCGGGAATTCATTACTTTCTATATCATTAGATTTTATTGCTGTAATCATTACACGATGATTGTGTTCAAATGGAACTCCCTCTAACTGGAATACAATTTTTGTATCATCGACAGGAGTAACTGGCTGAACAATAGAAAACGGAGAATAAATTCCCTCTATGCCGTCGGGATGTGCTGATTTTATATTGATCTTATTAACTGGATATTGTCCCATAAAATTCTGACCATAAATACACACTGTTTGATTTGGTTCAGAAGGAGTAGTTTTTAACTGGTTGTCTAACGTTTGATTGCCTACTTGAGTTGTTATACTCTGAATCATCGGACTAGTTGGATTGTATGTGAAAGTCTTGGTTTCAGTTCCATTTTCTGCACTAAATCTTAATTCTTGTTGTGTTGCTTCAGTACTTGGTGGAGTTGTTATAGTTACTAGATCGTCTGTTCTAGATGTAATTTCGACTTCCACACCTCCTATTGTAACTGTAAGAGTGCCTTGATAATTTAAATTCTGCCCACGAAGTTGTACTACGGTGCCTCCTTCTATTGGTCCGTGATCAGGAACAACTTCATCTATTACTGGCAGGGGAGGAGAATTTCCCTGATATGTAAATGGTTTACTATCTGAACCTTCGTATGTTTGAACTGTTAGTGGTTGACTTCCTTGTCCACTAGGAACAGTAGCTTTTATTTGCTGGGAAGAAATAATGTTTTGATCTAAACATTCGTGACTTCCAATTCGAACAGATTCTACCTGGTTAAAATGTTGTCCTGTTATTATTATAGAATATCCTCCATCTGCCGGTCCAGTATTGGGATCGATACTAATAATGATTGGAGGAACTGCTTGTCTATAAGACCAGCCATCATGTTCTACACGACCCTCTGCATTATCAAGTTTAATCCTGGCAGATCCTACATTTCCTCCACGAGTTTTTACCTTGACTAATCCAGTATTTTTCTCTATAATTTCTGCTTCCCGATCTTGTATAACCACCTGAATAGTAGTATCTAAATTTGTTCCATATATTTTTATTTCATCACCACCGTATCTGTGACCATTTTGTGGTATTACACTAGTTATTGTGGGCAAAGCAGGAGGATTTCCTGAATAAACAAACGAAAGACCAGTTGCAGATCCGTCCGGAGTAGTTACAGTTATCTGTTGTGGTCCACTTCCAAATGGCGTTTTTGCCTGAATTATGGTGGGATCGATTACCCGGAGATCTGTTGCCAGATTCGATCCCACTTTTACAGAATTTGCTCCAGTAAATCCTGTTCCAGTGATGGTTATATCAGTTCCTCCTAATTCTGGTCCAGTCGCGGGCTCGACAGAAGCGAGAGTAGGGGGAGGTTGAGGAGGAGGTGGAACTGGTCCTATACATTCTCTGCCGTAAGATATTCCAGTAATATTGACACAATTTTTATAATAAGGTTGAAATAGGTCTTGTTGCCATGAAGCGAATGCAATAGTAACATCTGTTGCATCTACTATTTCGTCGTTGTTTAAATCATACGATGGAGTTCTCCATGCTGCCAACAACAAAGTTAATAAACTGTCTGAAGGAAGATATAGGTTGTCTATTTTTAAATTTTGTTTTGACCAATAATCTTGTGTTATTCCTAATCCAACGCAATTCATATACCAATCTCGACCGTAACTTATTGCGGAGTAAACATTTATTCCGGGTTCTGGTTTAGGAATCACATTAAGTGGAAAATAAACTTGTATTGGATTTGCTCCATTTATTTCGAATGCTCCAGTAAATGCTGTTTCTAGTGGAATGATCAATAGTAAAGATTTACTTTCATCTGGACTTATTGTATTATCTTCTTGAATTTCAATTTTTATTGAATTCAATTCAGATTTTTTAATCTGAAATATAGAATTATTTTTCGTGTCTATAGGATAAAACGCATCCGATCCATCTGTAGTAATTCCTGAAATCGATGTTATTCCTTCTAGTGCCTGTCTTGTAACCCAGTCAACTACATTTTCATCACCATACCAACGACTTCCTGTTGCGCCTGCAGCCGCAGTCTCTCCTATTCCAATTACAAGAGCCTGTGCGGTTACACCAAATAAAGTGATACCGCCATAATCCGTGTATTTTACTCTTATATTTTTTAAATCATCTGTTAATGTGATTCCGATTGTTTCTGGAGTTCTAGTATTAATAGTTTTTAATGTAATAGTAGATTTTTTTGTAGACAATGGATCGTAATCTACATTATCAGAGAATTTAAAATAAGATGTATTGTTCGTAGAAACAACGGGACTAAATGTACATCCTGGACAAGTTGCTCCAGCTTGAACAAACCAAAATCCAGTAAATCCTATAAAAGGATTACCAGACGATAATACTACAGTTCCGTCTGTGAAATGATTCACAAAACGTAAACCAATATGATTTCCTATTTGTACAGTTATTCCTTCTAAAGCACGAAATGGTGCAGAAAATAACGAATAATGTCCAGTCCATCCAGTTACACCTGGTCCAGTTGTGCCAAAAACATTTAATCCAGAATTACCTATTGATCCTATCGGTCCAGTAGATCCAGTGGCACCAGTTGGGCCTCTTTCTCCACAAACTCCTATTATGTAATTAGGGTATATAAAACTTGATGACATATCATAATACTCTCATTAAGGTTTTATATCCTTGGCTAGAATAATTAGGTAATTGTATACCTATAACAGATTTTAACAATTGATCGGATGTTAACTGTAAACTAAATGATTGCGATTGTTGTGTCGGAAACGAATTTTCGCGTGTTGTTATGGTCCAGTCTATTTGATTATCAGCAGAGCGACAACAATTATTTAAAAATTTATATAGATCTATAGTTCGAATGTTCCATTTTTGATTTTTTATTGCCCACCACGGAGAATAAATATAAATTAAATCTCCTTGACGAGGAATATAAAATCCTATTTCTTCTGAAACAGTACCCATCCAATCCGAATATAATGGTATAATTCCGGAGTCATTTGATATATTAGGAGCCGGAAATTGCACTCCTCCTCTGCGTTTCAGAATAAAACCTGGCAAATAAAATGAGGTTAAGATGTCTGTTTTCAATTTATCTTGCAATCTTGTAGTCAATTTATTAATATCAGTTTGTTGAATTCCTTGTTGTGTGCCTTGAAAATCCCCAAAATGAGTTCTATCTGTGGCAATAGACTCAGACAATACTAGATTAGCATTAGCCCAGTTTAATACTTTAACATTATTTCCAGATAGATCTGTTTTGCTGAACCACAATCGTTTTAATTGTGCCCATCGGTCTTGAGCATCTGAATTTTGTGCATTGGCCCAATTGACATCTGATTTAATTTTACATATATGTGAAACTCCGTAATCTATAAATCTATTGAGTGGAATGTCTTGAAAAGAAGAGTATGGCGTACTCAACGAACTTCTACTGTTAGTTGTAGTAAGCAAACAATTGATACCAATTGCATCAGAATCGGTTAATGTACTTTTTTCACTAATATCACCTTTCTCTTCAGTCAATATTAAGCCACCAGATAATTCAATATAACTTCTACTAGTATAATCATCCAATAAACCAGATTCATTCAATTCATAAGGAACAGATTTTAACCAAGGAACACTAGTAGCTGGAGTATTATTTTGCTGTATTAGTTCTAGAAAAGTAGTTAACCAGTCTTGAGCAAATCCTAATCTGTTTCCGTGAAATGAAACTTGTTTAAACTCTCCAAGTCTTATTTCATTTGATCCTTCTGGAGAGGCTAAATCGTCTACTGTTCCTCCTACTGCATAACCAATATAGTTGATAAGATATCCACTAAATGTGACTCCTCCCATTTCGTGTGGATATTGATAAAATATTGGTTTAATTATATGTCCAGCGTCATTTGGTGCCTGATTTTGTAATTGCCCTCCTGTAGAGGCAGAAAGAAACCATATATCATTTCCTCCTGCACCGCCTGCTCCCATTGAATTTAAAATACTATTGGGTACATTGACAGAACCGTGAGTTACTATTATAGCAGTTGCACCCGCAATACTTTCCACAATACCAAATACTTCAGAAGAAACAGAAGCATTTGCTTGAGATTTTGCCCAGGTAGTTCCGGTGACGTCATAATAAACAACGTTACCCAGTGTTAGTCCTGGATTAGTAGATATTTCCGCAATCGTTCTGGATGCAGACTTGGTATAATTAGATAATGCTGTATTTTGTTGTTCTTGTTGTTGAAGAACAATGCCTCCGAGTGTTGCTCCAATGTTTAGAAATACAGGTTTAATTACGGTTCCGTCACTTGTGGGCCTTGTATCAGTCAATGTACCATCGGAGTTTAAATAAAACAGAGTATTATCTGCTAATCCTGTATTTTTTATTCGACCCGAGACTGTTACAGTATAAGAATCGTTTCCTGATATACCGCTTATAAATCCAACGAATTTTCTGGCAGAAGCTGCATCAGAACTTGTTACTTTTCCCAATTCAGTACCACTTATACCAATAGGCGAATTAAGTGTTAGTCCACCAGGAACACTGCCTGATACAACAATATTAGATGAACCACTCAATCCTATTATTGTATTCAGGGTGGTTATATTATTGATTCCTAGTGTCACTCCTCCACTAGATCCAGGTCCTGAAATTATAATACTGCCGTCAGATGCAATAGTTCCAATTTCTAAATCATTAATTCTATCGATAACTTGATTGTTTCTTTGAAATAATATCTGAAACGTATCAGTGGGCAGAAGTTTAGTTAGATTGGAAAATGGCATATTATTTTATTTATAATATTGGTATTAATAGATTATTTAAATAATATACTTTGTCTGAACTTATTCCAAATATGTCTCTTCTCAGAATTATTGGAGATTCGTTTTGTACTAGATTAGATACTAAATTACCAGTAAAGTTTAATTGAAATCTGTCAGCTCCAGAACTGACAGAAGAATCAGAATATCCGTTAGAATTATCGTTTAATGTAGAATCTTCTGCAGCAGTTACATATTTTCTTTCTATATTTAATCCTACTACTCCGCCCTGAGGAAATGCACCTGTAAGAGAACGATTTTTATTATTGTATATCCAAAATTTTAATCCACTGGAGTCGTCTACAAGATACCAACCAGTTGTCATTGTAACACTTCCAGAAGATATTTCGATCATGTCAGGATGTAAAGGAACTGCTCCCATCCAAGACGGGCCTCTTATGGGTTGTGTAGTATCTCCAGGAATCATTTGTCCAATTTTAAACCAATTTTTAAGTAAAATATTATATAGAGTTAAATTTTTATAGTAATTTTCTTGAACTTCATTTAATTCTGAAGCTTGAAGTGGATATCCTGGTTTAAACCCATGTAGTACATAATTTTTAGAATCAGTGTTGGGATCAAATTCGTTTACACCCGTTCTGGAATTATACGGAAATGATGAAAGTGGTGTATTGATTGAGAAGGGCGATTTTTCCATATTTGTATTTATCTCATTAGTATTTCAGTTTGACTTACGGGTTTATTAAATATTAGATTTAAATATTCTCTACCAAATGTAAGACCACTAGTAGAATACGGATATATTTTTAAACTAGTAGGACACAATTCGGCTATTGTTTCCGGGGTAAACGAATCTGCTTCTACCAATCCGTAAAAATTGGTGTTGGGAGAATGTGAGTCTATCTGTGCGTTTACTATTCGAATAACACTATCGGTACCTATTGAATTTATAGAAGCTGCATCAAAAATAGAATTCAGATTAGTGAAAGTTAATGATGGTGATGTTCCAGTTAAATGAATTGCATTTTCTATTGTTGTTCTTTTTGTTGAATCCGATATACCAGTTAAACTAACTCGTAGTTGTTCTGGTACATATCCGTATCCAGAACCAGTCAAGCGTATTCCTATGATTTTATTTTTATTACTGATTGGTGTAGTAATAAAAGATGCACTGGCATCAGTTCCTCCGGGAATTGTTATAGGAAGTTCTGAATTAGTTAATAACAAATATTCAGAAGACACTCCTTCTATTTGTGTCAGACTTATTTGAGCAGACAATATTGCACCCGCTGAAAGACCAGAAGATTTTCCAATTTCATAACATTGTGCCTCAAAATTTAAATCAGAATCTATTTTTTTTCCTGTTATATAATTTTCTAAAAAATCTTGAGTAGATTTTATCAGTATTGTTCCGTCTGGTGTAACTCCAGTCGAATAAAAAATTGTTGTTAATAAATCAGTCTTTGTTGTCTCTTCTGCAATATTCAAACAAATAGAACAAGACAATCCAGTTTGATGTATCAGACTTGCAGAAGTTTTATCAGAATTCATTAAATAAATTGCACACGTTCCAGTTATTCCTGCAGTTAGTCCGCAATCGATATCATCTGTTTCTCTGTTTATTACTAAATTTTTTAGACCGTATGTACTTGGAGCAGGAATCGTATTACTGTTGACCATATTCTGTACATTTGCTGTAATTTTGTACAAATATAACCAAGAATACCCGTCTGGATACTGAACGATGCCTGAAGTATGAATCGGAACATATCTGGAAGAATTTGATATATTTTTTATATTTTTATCGTTATTGCTTATACACAAATACACCTTTTCGTTGTGAAACACATAAGATTCTTGAGAATTTGATTTGGAATACGGAACATATTGTCCTCCTCTGATCCAATTTTTTCTATTTATTCCTAAGCTAATATTAGAAGTAGGAATACTAAATAACTGTAAATTTGTAGATTGCAACACTTGACTGTAACTCAGTTGGGAACCTGTCGCCCCTGCAGTATATCCAGTTATTAGAAAAAATTTATTCATTAGGGGCACTCTATTGGTATTTGACTGTTTGGATTAACGCCATTATTTATACGACATAAACTAAACATGTTTTCTATAGGAATATCAAAAAATGAATTATAATCGGTCATTTCGTTTGCCCAATTTGGAAAAAAATAAGAAGGAACTCCTCCAAAATCACCACTCAAATTACATCCCTCAGTATAAGTTAATCCGGTTGCATAGGTATTTCCCATAACATAAGGTGAATACTGTTGCAATCGAGGAAACTCACATATTTGAGTTTGTATTGCGGTGGAACCAGGCGGTTGAAACTGATTTATTTCTAATTCAAATATACAGTTTGTTCCGGCTGGATGATTTGAACGAAGATAAAGACCTTTATAATTTTCTTGAGATATTCCTACAGTAAGAATATACGAATAGTCAGTAAAAACTTCTCCGTCTTGAAATCTGCTGTAATTCAGTTTAGATCCGATTATTTCATTGGCAACACTTTCTGGATCTAGTAAACGATCTGCAGTTACTGCATTAAATTGAAATCTAGAGTCTTGAAATGCACCTCCATTCAATCTCAGTATTTGTTTTTTTGGATATTTTAGTGAAAGTTCTGATGACGGAACAGAAAATATTTTTTCAAAAAATATTTTTAGGGCCTCTGCTGTTCCTTTTTTCAAATAAAATCTAGTTTTTATATATTTAACAAAAGATCCCAAAGAAACTGCAGTTATATTATTTCCATTTTTGTCTTTTAATTGTTCTTTATCATCGTATTCTGGAAAATATGTAGAGTATAATCTTTTAAGATATTTTGCTTTAGTTTTTTCTATATCTATTACACTAAGAAATTTATCTTCTAACAAATAACCTGATCCTGCACCACACTCTAAGTCACAATACAACCAATCATAATATTTTTGCACAAAATCAAATACAGTTAGTTCATTTCCTCCTCGTTCTTCTTTTTCGATAAGAATCCAGAGGGGTATTTGCTTGGATATATCAAAATTAGTTATACAACATTCTGTTCCTGATATGGTACTGTCTTCATCATTTGCACTACTCGCATTTGGTATTAATATATCAAATATTTCCGCTAAAATCGCTTCAGGCGGAATATCATTACTTTGTTCTTGCGATGAAATGTATGGAAAAAAGCTCATGTCAGATTAAGAGTCATTTTACTCATTGTTGTTCTGATTTTATTAATATTAGGATTGAAAGATTTTAATTTTAATCTAACGGCCAAATGTTCTTTAAATATTTTCTTTATTTGAATAATTCGATTTTGTAGTATTTGACCAACAGGGAAATCAACAATAGGATCTCCATCCTCATTTACAGCAATTAAGCTTAAACCATCCCAGGATAATCGTATTTGTTGTCCAGTAATTGATTCAAACTGAGTAGAAATTATTTCATCTCGTCGATTTGCACTGCGTGACACAGTATTGTATAGATCTATTGTATTTAATGGTTTATCTTGTAAAGTAAACTCATATGTCGTATTAATGTGTTCCAGATTCTGTACTATAGGAAATTTTTCTAAAATACTATTTCTCCAATCTTCCCAGTTAAACTCCAAATTAAAAGAATATTTATTTGAATATGTACTGTATTCTTGTCTAAAAGATTCTAGTATTTTTGTTCTCCAATATTGTTTAGTTCTTTGAGATAAAGTTGTGGGAAATATTGTTTCAACATTCAAAGTTACATCGAGTGTTTGAGGAATAATATATTCCGGAATAACAGTAATCATATTTTTTTCTCTGAGAAATTCTATTATTTCTCTAGGATTTCCTATTCCTCCGGAAAAAGATACAAAAACTCTACCATACTTAGGCGGTATCATTTCATCTCCACCGTATATAGCAATTTCGTTTAGATTTGTAATGTATCCTGATTTCAATAATAATGCAGCATAATCAGAACTGGTTACTGCACGTTCTTGTGCAGAAAAAACTTTTGGTGCAAGAAATCTTATTAAATTTAAATCAGGACCATCAGATCCACCGGATGTAGTCAGAGCATTCTGTATTTGAAAAACAGGATCTGTCCAATCAAATAAATCGTTTGCTGCAGAACCACTTGTAATTAAATAACTTATTCTTACTTGATCTGTTGCTTTTATCGATCTTCCAAGGTTGTTATCTTTTCCAAAATCTATTACGAAAGTATCATCTAATCTGTCTATGAAAAAAATATTACTGTCGTTGTTTGGAAAAAAATTCACATTGGTCCATTCTTCCCAGTATGGTACGTTTTGTGGTTTTACTTCTATTCGTATAGTAGATAAATCTACATCACTGTCATTTATTAAAAATTTTTGTTTTGTTAAATCTATTTGTGTAGTAATATCTTGTTCTATTACAATTTGTTTTGCTTCCACTACAGTGACGTCTGCAGCTCTTCCTTGGATCAAAGATACCGGATTAATATTATAAAATGTAAAATAATTTCCATCAGACGTCGAAACTATGAATTGTCGGTATCTAGGAATATCTAGACTTTGTAAAGCTGGATCTGGTGTATAAATTATTAGTTTAGAACTGGCTGATTTTTTTCCGGGTACAGTATATCCTAATGGCTTCAGTAAAGAAATGATGGAAGTAGGTCGTCGTGCAGTATCTAAAAATGCCTCGTTTGCAATCATATTAGAATAGAAGGCATAATAATACGTATTATAAGCCAGTAAATCTATAACTGTTTGAATAACGGTTCCTTCAAAATTAAATCCATTAAAAACAGTTTGATTTTTTAAAAAATCAGTTAACGAAGATTTAATTTCAGCGAAGTTAAGTTTAGTCAGATTGGGAGGAGTTTGGGTCATAGAGTTATTATTATTGTTACTGTTTCATCTGAATTTATTAATTTCATACCAAGAGTAATAAATAAATTCCTTTTTTGATTTTTTATTTTTTCTTCTAAACTTACTTTTAAACTTTGAGCATCTACTCTTGGTTCGTTTTTTACTATGGCAGGATATATTAGGTTTATTATTTCATATTCTAAAATTTCTAATTTTTCTGTTGAAAACAGACTGTCATAAATTCGAGTTCCAAAGGATGTATTAAATGGTCTTTCTCTATTTTTAGTTAAAATAATATTTTTTATACTAGCTCGTATTGTATTTTTATCTAACACTACATTGAAATCATTGGTATATCTATTTTTTGTTAAAAAAATAGGTAAATCGGTGTATTTTGGATTATTAAGTAATGGCATTAACTTATTTCTTCCCAGTCATTCAAATATATAGGTTCCCATCCCATTTCTGAAGATTGGAAATTTATATTATTCGTATCTCTGATCAAAGTTACAGTTGTTCCCGATTCTGCATATGGACTAAATTGGTGAGTAATAGAAGCCACCATCCAGTTTCCACTATTTTTAAGTGGATTTTCATATTTAATATTATCTTTTTGTATTATATTTACTATGTCTCCCAGCTTAAGATCTCTTGTTGTTTTGCTTAAATTTATTTTGATAATATTATCTGTAAGTTGGCCCACCTGTGCTGCTCTATGAAGTGGGGTATAATGAGGAGTATCCCAAAAGGTGGCATATGTTCTGGTTGCTGCCAGATAATCTGCAAAAGAAACTCCTTGTTCTGGACAATTACAACTACATGGATGCTTGGGATCAGACCATATACATCCTAAATATTGAGGTCCTAAAACTTTTTCTATTTTTTCGCATTCGTTTGTTTCCAGATAGGCCTTATACAAGTCTAGATAAGACGGCTCAGGTTCTGTGGGTTTTGCAGATTGTGCAGGACAATTTTGATGTATATCTGTGTCTGGACCTCGTTTTGGTCGGGTTGTAGGAGACCACGAACACCAGTCTAAATCCAAACTCTTGCAAGACATGCCATCGCCTGGACCGAAAACAACAAACTGTGCTGCCCAATTAGAGTCAAAAAGATCGTAGTTTGGTTCATTTACCGGAGGTTCAACCAGTCCGTATTCACTTTCTCCACTGAGATCCCATTTCCATACGTCTTTGGGGTCTAAGTCTTGGTTTGGATCTGGATCTGGACTGTATATAAGACCGTCGCCCCGGATCCAACTCATAGTAGTTTCAGTAAACCACTTTTTTAAAGTATTCGTATATTGATCAGAATAAACAGAAACGTAATTATTTTTATACGTTTGAATAGTTTGTTCTGGTAGTTCTATGTTTGCAGTCGGAACCTGTTGCGGATACTTTTCAGTTAAAGTTAATCCTGGAATCCAGGGCCCGGGTTCGCAATTCGGATCTTTTGTGGGAGGATTAGGATCGCCGTAGGCCATATATTATTTATATTGTTATATTTTTTTTATTGAAAAACTATGAATCATATTCTTGTGGAACCTCCCATCATTAGTATACGAATTCAATTGATATCGATATGTTCCAGCAGGCAATTGCAGAACTTTAGTATCAGATCTAAATCCCATCTCACACCCAAGCCCTTCAAGTGTGGCCGTTATAATCACAAGTTGACTCCAGTAATCAGGAGACAGTTCGAACCATATATTAGAGATATCGAATTGGTCATCCTCCCTTTCAGTTAATCCACTAACAGAAAATTCTATTGTGGATTGAGAAGAAAGAGTAATACAGCCATTAATAGTTCCCCATTGATAGTTGTTGTTCATTCCTCCACAGTTTTCGGAATCTTCAAACTTAAAATCAATAGAAATTGGAAGATTTCTAGGTATATTATTTGGATCTTTATTTGGTATATTCCAACCATTGTCAGGATTAATCAACCCCTGTTGAGATAAACTATAATATTGAGGCAAACATTGATTTTGATCTATGCAACAACAAAATGCCATAATTTATCCTGGATTGAATGAAGTGTTACGTAGAAGTGTATCTATTTCTTGTTCAATTATCGGGTCATTATTCAAGAAATTTAACCATCCGTCGTACGGATCTCCAGGCAAATTAGTGTAATTATGATGACCGTGTCGCCAGACATTACTTAGATCTGTTGTGAGTTGAGAATATAATTTTTGAGATATAAAGATATTTTTTGGAAGATGTATGGACCACCAGGATCGATGAGGTTTGATCTTTCTATGAGATCCCATAAGTAAGCCGCTTCCCATATGAGTTTTTCTTCGTTCTGGATCCATATCTGCAGATCGTTGTTTTGGAAGTTCTCTACCGTACCATTGTTCTTCTGGAAGTTCTATTCCGGTATACGAATCAGAATACGACCACATCTGTCTTGGATCTTCTGCGTAATAC